AGAAGAGAAGTAACCTAACTAAGCTGTAAATGACTTGGTATAGAAAACAGGCAGGACGGCGGTTCGAATCCGCCCAGCTCCACAACAAATTATGGTTATGAAAAAATATTATTACGAGAGAAGTAATCTCTTAGAATCTGAAATTAATATAAATTTCGAAGAACTTCTTTGGATGAACAAAGAACAAACCGAAGAATGGATAGAAAGTCTTAGAAGTTTTATTATATCTGAATGGGATAATAAAGGTATTCCACCTACAATCGGACAAGATACAGAAGATATAAAAAAGAATTTTAAAAAACTTAGAGAGTATGATGTTCACAATAAATTTTTGGTTCGTGATGATAGTGGTAACGAAAATGTAATTAAGAATTATAATAAACACGCAAGTGGTGTGAATCAATTTTTTCCCACTATGTTAAAGACTCGTGTGAATAATGGTTCTATCTACGATTGGTTCACAGACGAATATAAAGATAAATTTCAGAAAGTTATATTAAGAATTCTTAAAAGAGATTCAATGTATAATTGGTCTAAATGTGTTTTAGATGGTGAGGAAATACCAGAGAACTTTTTTATAGTTCAACATAAACATAATGCTGTAGAGAGTAAGTACAAGACTTTATCAGTTGAAGAAGTAAAGAAATTAGATGTTAAACATAAAACCAATTTACCAAAAGAGTTAGATGGTGATACATACAAATTCTTAGTTAGGGATTTTCAGTTAGGACAAAAGTTATTTCCAGCAGGTATCCAAGCATTTAGATTAGGACTTGGACAACCAGCAGTAAACTTCCCACCACTTACAGCACGATACTTATACGAACATTATACAAATCATATTAAACAAGATGAACCACTTAATATTTACGATCCTTCAAGTGGTTGGGGTGGTCGTATTCTTGGAGCTATGTCATCTTTAAAAAGAATTCATTATATTGGAACAGACCCGAATACAGATAACTACATAGATGAGTTAAGTAAATCAAGATACGAATATGTAGCAGATTTCTTTAATTATGAGGTATTAGAGAGTAATAGATTTTGGGAAGAGGATCAAAATACTTATCATTTATTTCAAGATGGAAGTGAATTTATTGGGAACAATCCTGAGTTTCAATCGTATAAGGGCAAACTTGATTTAGTTTTCACAAGTCCGCCATACTTTGACAGAGAGCAATATAGTGAAGATAAGGAACAATCCTTTAAGTTATACCCTAAGTACGATAGTTGGAGAGATGATTTTCTTAAACCAACATTGACTAATGCATATGAGAATTTACGAGAAGATAGATATTTATTATGGAATATCGCTGACATAAAAGTCGGTAAAAATTATCACCCGTTAGAACAAGATAGTATCGATATTCTCTTATCATTAGGTGCCGAATATAAAGGCAAACTCAAAATGTTGATGACATCTATGGTTGGTGTTGACCAATCTAATGTCAAAAACGCGGTCAAAATAAATGGAACTTATTTAAAGTATGAACCTATATTCATTTTTTACAAAAAATGACTTGACTTTTACTGCAAAATGTCGTAAGATCAAGGGTAATTCGAAAGGAAAATAAAATGATAAATACAAGAACAGCAATTGCGGGAGTTGTTTTAGTAACTATGGTTAATGGATTTATATCCATTAATATGTTTAAGAATCAATCTGAATTCTACTCAAACGAAGTAGATAAATTGTTGATAAGTAATGAAAAGTTACATACTGAACTTGAACAATTCTATCAATATGGTATAGAGGTTAATGTAACGATGTATCAACCTGTATATCCACAAACCGATAGAACACCAAACATTACTGCAGATGGAACTAAAATTCGTATCAGTAAAGCAAGTGATTACAAGTTTGTAGCACTTTCAAGGAATCTCTTAAAAAGATGGGGAGGCCCATTTGACTATGGAGATTTTATTTTAATTAAGGGAACAAAGGATAAGGATGGAGTGTATAATGTCAGAGATACTATGAATCCTAAGTTTGTTAATTATGTAGATATTTTAGAATCTGTATCTGTTAAACCATACAGATATGATAATGTTCACATCTATAAGATGAATTGGACAGATAATTTAGAAGTAATATTAAAAGATAAAAAATCATAAATAAAGGAGAATACTATATGTCAAAAAAGAATACTGAACTTAAAGTAGGGGATTGGGTAGGAATTCGAATGACAGGAATAAATAGTGGTAATGAACCAGCATATCAAATCGAGAAGATTGAGGATAACTTATATTATGTTGTCCAAACAGAAGGTTCATATCAACATAGGATGAAATTGAAAAAAGAAAAATTAGCAAAGTTATAGATTAAGAGGTTATAAATGAAACAACTTACAGAAACCCAGTTATTGGATAACTGGCAAAAGTTGTTGCAACTTGTAGAAGATACATTCGAGGGTGAACGAAAAGAGAAACTCTTGGAGATGTATAAGTTCTTTGAAGATAGAATGATAGTTGCACCAGCATCAGGAAAAGAAGAATACCATTATTGTTACGCAGGTGGTTATGTAAATCATGTTATTCATGTGATTGAAACAGCTTTAGAAGTATCTAAGACATACGAAAAGATTGGTGGTCATAAAAATTGGACAGATGAAGAACTCATCTTTTCGGCTATGCACCACGATTTGGGTAAGGTCGGAGATTTAATCGGAGAGTATTATATTCCACAAGATAATGATTGGAGAAGAAAGACTCTCGGTGAGATATTCACACACAATACAGAAATTCAAAATATGAGAGTTACTGATAGAGCTTTATTCTTATTACAACACTTTGGTGTTAAGGTAAGTTTAAATGAAACTCTTGCTATCAAAGTATCTGATGGGTTATATGACGAAGCAAATACATACTATTTAAAAGTATTTGATTCAAGTCGTTCTCTCAAAAATCATTTACCATATATTATCCATTGGGCTGACCATATGGCAACTCAAGCCGAGTTTGATGAATGGAAGCGAGAAGATGATGATAACAAGGAAGAAATGGAAAGTAGATTGGAAAATATAAAGAACATTAGTATTGGTAAAAAAGAAAAGAAACCTAAGAAACATAAGGATGAGGTTTTGGAAAGTAAACACCAAGACTTGTTTGATGAATTATTTGGAGATAAATCATGATAATAGAAATAGTATTAGGAATTGTAGTTCTTATTGAAGGATATGTAATTTGGAATTTGATGAGAAAGACAGAGTTACTTGAAACTTGGGTAGAAGATTTCGGTAATAGAGTTACACGAGTTCAACAAGAATTAGATGAAATAGATTCTACTGGTCATTTTGAAGCAGATGATGAAGTAGGTTCTATTTTTACTTCAATAAAAGAAGTAGTTAATGAACTTAACGATTTAACAGAAGGAGAGGAAATAAGTGGCTAAAGCTAAACAAGCAGTAAAGAAACCTGTAAAGAAAAAGAAGAAACCTAAAAATTATTATTTTGATCAAAAGGTTGAAAATGCAATAATTCGTTATAATAATACAGATGATGCTAGGTTAAAAAATATTATTTATAATGAACATATTAAATTTGCATTTGACAAACTTGCAGAAAATATAATTCATACTTTTAAGTTTTATTATTTTGATGTATCATCAGAACAAGTTAAACACGAAGTGGTGTCTTTCTTGGTAATGAATATGCATAAATTCAAAGAAGGTAAGGGAAAGGCATTTTCTTACTTTAGTATTGTTGCTAAGAACTATTTGATTTTACATAATAATAAGAATTATAAACATTATAAGGTTCACGATAAAATGGAAGTTCTTGATTATTCAAATAATATTCGTGAAAACGAAGATAACTTTGAAGTTGCAAGTTTTAATCAAGAATATGTTGATCAAATGTTAGAGTATTGGGAAGAAAATCTTCCAAATATATTTAGACGACAAAAAGATATTCTTGTAGCAGATGCAGTATTAGAAATGTTTAGAAGAAGGCAAAATATTGAAAACTTTAATAAGAAAGCTTTATATATTCTCATTCGTGAAATGACTGGTTCTA